AGCGGATGGTTTCAAGGGAAGAGCTGGATGTCTTCCTGGAGAATATGGAGGGAGCCTTGAACAAGGCCGTGGATGGCACCGCCGTGAAGAACTTGGCGCAGATTGGCTTCCTTGTCGGGGAGATGCGTAGGAGGAAGGATATGCTCGTTCACCCCGAAGTGATGATGGAGTTGGCGGGGGCGGTGCTGATCCGTGAAGACCAAAACCCAGGCGAGTGGAACAACGAGTTTGAGCAAAAGAAGGTGGAGGCGTTTAGGGAAGCGTACAAGGGCAAGGAGTTGTACGATTTTTTCGTTTTAGCCGGGCTGAGTCAGTTCTTTCCCAATATAGAACATTTAGAAGAAGATTGGACAATCTTCTGGGAGATGGCCTCCTCCCGGCTGGAGCAGACGAGGGAACTCCTGAAATCCGAAATCTCGGCTCGGAACTCTACCTCAACGACTTAAATTGGCGTGAGTTCTTCGTTTTCTTAGCGAGGGGCGATATATTCCTCTACAAGGAGTATATGAAAACATCCGTTGAGGATGTCTTAACTTTGCTCAAGCATTTCCAGGAGGAAAGGCAACGCAAAGCTAAACAAGACACCAATGGCTGATAAAATATCGGTAAGTTACGATGCGAATGTAGATGACCTCAATAGGAAGCTTGACGCGCTGATTGCAAAGAATCAGCAACTTTCCAATGCGGCCAATGCGGCTCAAAAAGCGATGTCGGGCCTTGGCTCAAGTGTTAATGCCACAAATGGAGGACTTAATCAGTCCACCACTATCATAAATAATTACAACAACTCTGTCAATACCACCAACAACAATGTAAACAGATTGGGTGACTCTCTGCGTAAAACCCAAAAAGAGGTTTATGCGTTTGAGGGGCTTCTAACCAGAGTTGCGTCAAGAATGGCCGCTGTTTTTGCCGTTGACCAAGTAATTCAGTTTGGTAAATCTATCGTTGATGTAACCAGAAAAACCGAGTTGATGCAGAACAGGCTCAACTTTGTTTTTCAAAACGCAGCAAGTGGAGAGGCAGCATTTAACCGACTTTTTGAGGTAGCCCAAAAACTCGGCATTGGATTCCAAGAGTTGAGCGAAGGGTTTGTTTCCTTTGGTATTGCGTCACGAGCAGCGGGGTTTTCGGCCAAAACGACCGAGGATATTTTCGTTCGTGTTGCAACGGCCCTACGAGCAGCGGGTGCGGGTTCGCTTCAAACCCAACGAGCCTTCTATGCCCTGCAACAAATGCTCTCCAAGGGCGTGGTTGCTGCGGAAGAATTGCGTAGGCAGTTAGGTGAAGCGTTGCCGGGCGCATCGGACTTAATGACCAAGGCATACAACCGCCTTCACCCTGCCCAACAAGTCACCAACCTTGGATTCACGAAGCTGCTTGAAAACGGAAAAATTATATCAAGAGAAATACTGCCTGAATTTTCAAGAGTTTTGGAAGAGGAGTTTGCCCCTGCCCTTGCGGGAAAAGCCGGGTCTTTGGATGCAACCCTTACAAGGGCTTCAAATGCTTGGGATAGATTTAAGCTGAATATCGGCCAAACCAATTTCCAAAACATTTCTTCGGGATTCAAGTGGCTTGAAGAAAGGCTTACGAACATTAATACCATCCTTCAAAACTCTGAGGGTTTTTGGCAATCTTATTACAAAATTGTAAACGAGGTAGCTTACGGTTCGGGCCTTTTCACCGTAAGTATTACGGATTGGTGGAAAGGGATAATGGCTGACGAGAAAGAGGTTGCCGCATTAAATCAAAAGGCTTTTGAAAGGGGTTCTCTTCAATATGCCGAAGGAATACAAAATAGGAAAGAGCTTGCGAAGATGACCAAGCAAGAAACTCAGGACAGGATGAAGGCTCTGAAATCAGAGATAGACGCGAAGACCGAAATAGCAGCAACCGATGAGGCTGAGGCAAAAAGACAAAGACAAAGGCTCAGAGGATATGGTATGCTGATTGAGCAAATGCAGGTCTTTGCCGAAAAAGAAAACGAGGAGTCTCAAAAAAGAACTGAAGCAGACAATAGTGCCAAAGACGCTATCAAGGCAAGAGAGGAGGCTTTGGCAAAGGAGAACCTTGAACTTGAAAAGCTATCCGAGAACAGCGTTGAATACCAAAAACAGCTTAAAAGGGTTTACTTCGCAACAAAAAACCTTGAGGAATTAAAGCTTGCGGGTTCACCGCAGGCATTTGCTCTTGCGGCATTTAAACTTGACCAAAAGATACAAGAGGTTGACAAAAGGCTCGGAGGCTTTGACCCCAATGTTCCCGAAACTATTGTAGAGCCAGAAGTCACCCTTGAGCCTATGAAAAGGCTTAACGAAGAAATCAAAGACCTCACGAAGCAGCAGTTGGAAGACCGCGCTGCCGCCATTCAAACCGAGATTCAATTACACGCCGAAGGAACGGACAGAAGGCTTGAACTTGAGAAGGCGTTGGTGATGGCGAAGGCCAATCTTGCCGCTAAGGAGGCCGAGATTCAAGGCAAATCGGTCAAAGAGATTGAGGCCATCTTTGCTCAAGCCAACATTAAGATGGGAGAGCTTGACCAAAAACATAACGATGGCAAGAAGAAGGAGGCCGAGGATTACGCCGAGTTTTACAAGCGACTGCAAGACGGCCTGGATGGGTATGAGGGAAATTCCTTGGATAAGCGACTGAAGGCCATTCGTGAATACTATGGAAAATTAATTGCCGAAGCGAAGGTCTATGGCAGGACTAAAGAAGAGATTGATGCTCTTGGAGCAAAGCGTGACCAAGCCTTGTTTGAGGAGAACCTAAAAGAGGTTGGCAGATTCGTTAATGTAGCCAGCGATTTATACAACCAATTCACTCAGATTCAAGAGATGGAGTTTAATAACCAAAAGACTGCTCTTGACAACAAGCTTGCCCAAGGATTGATTTCAGAGGAGCAATACAACGCAGAAGTCACGAGGATTGAAAAGAAAAGGTTTGAGCAAAACAAAGAGTCTCAAAAAGTAAATGTCTTAATCAATACCGCATCGGCCATCATCCGTGCATTTAGCGACCTTGGCCCTGTTGGCGGAGCTATTGCTGCTGCCGTCATTGGTCAATTAGCTATACAACAATTAGCCGCAATTAGTTCAAGTCAATTCCCACAAGGATTCAAGGATGGGGTTATTGACTTGAATGGGCCAGGCACTGGCACATCCGACAGCATCCCAGCTATGCTTTCAAGAGGAGAGTCCGTGATGACCGCAAGAGAAACTTCCGAATACAAACCCGTGCTTCAAGCCATTCGGGACAATAATTTTGAAAGTTTTATCGCTAAGAGGTATATTAATGCGATGGATGGGCATAGCAAATCGCAGAACCAAGGTAATTCCTTTGCGGAAAACATATTGAACTCGTTTGATATGCAATCCGCAGAAATCATAAACGCTATTGGGAAGAACAAAAGGGTAAAGATTGACAATGTGAAAGAGCTTGCCAGCGCAATTTTTCCAAACTCTATCAGAGGCAGAGTTGTAAACAAAAAGATGAAGTAATGGCTGAGTTTAAATTTTACCTAAATGGCATAGAGGTTGAGGAGCCAATGAATTGGATGGACTCAAAGTTTGAGTACCGAAGAGATCCAGACCTCCCTGGCCTTATCACGACTTTTGTTGCTGATGTTGAATTTTACGGCAATGCGTATGAATTAATAAAGCAAGAATTTGAAGACGGAAATGGTTGTGGTGAGATTTTGGTAAAGATTGAAGAGCTATGCACAAACGGAATTAATCGGGAAGGCATCATTTTCTTGTCCGAAATAGACCTTGACCTTTATCGTTGCGTTGCTAAATGCAACATTGAGGACAATACCATATACGGAAAGTTGAGTAGGTTAAAGGATGCGAATATTCAAGTTAATTGCGAGAAAACCGTTAATGGGGAGATTCTTGCGCCAATAAGCGACTTCCCAATGCCTTTTAGAACGGTTGGAAGCACATTGACTCCAGCAATGGCCGGTGCATTAAATCCCGCTTTTGCTAAAATGTTTAGGTCATTTAGGGTTGCCGAGGTAATGCAGCAAATGCTTAATTACCTAACGGACAACGGTGCCACAATAGTTTCCGATTTTTTAGGTATAGGGCCAGGGATAAACATTGGTACAACGGCAAAATTTTACACCGAAAAAATATGCGGTATGATATTGGGCTGGGTAGGTAATCTTGTTGTTCCTGGAGGAGACACCGTTGTTCAAGCCGTAACATCTTGGACGGATATATATGGCAATC